ACTTTCGCGGTGGTTGAATGTTTGCGGTTTTTGCGGTGGCCCTTCACCACCGCAAACATTTTTCCATGGCAGTAAGATACTACAGTGCATGGTGCTACCGTGAACTTAAAACCACTGCAAAAAGTCCTTTTCCCGCTATCGCGAAATTACATCCCCGCGAACTGAAACGCATTTACAGTATATATACAAAAACTAGAGACTGATTTTCAGAATACAAAGAAAAAAAGCGAGCCAAATGAAGCAGCAAAGAAACTAGAGTCTGAAGAGTGATATATAATATACAACTAAAGAGACCCTGAGGGGTCTCTTTTTATTTGGAGTGACACATGAATGTTTATCTCAATCTAACAAAATCAAATTATGAAGGCGAGTCTGACCTCTTGACAGTTGAGGTGCCATCATCCTATACTGATGAATTGCTACGGGTAGTCAGACCTATTGCTGAATCTACAGGATCTTCTACAGAGAAGATGCTCAAAGAAATTATTAAAGAATCAATTCTAGAAATCGAAAGGAGACATTATGAGCGCAAGAGTCGTAAGACTAAGAAACGGTGAAGATGTCATCGCTGATCTTTATGAAGTTACAACTAAGGAAAATCCAGAAGATGTAATTGGTTTCCAACTTGTGAATCCCTACCGTGTGTGGTGTGCAGCAGGTATGGACATTGAGTCTGATGGTGAGATCCATAAACTGACTAGACCAGAGATCTCTTTTGAGCCCTGGATGCCATTGCTGAATGGTAGAGCAGTCATCCTGAAGATGGATGAAGTTATCAGCGCATATGAGACCTTCCCAGAGGTCTTGGACAAGTACAATGAAATCGTGGAGGCAACAAGTGGTAAAGATTCTACTGCTGAAGAACGGGAGTCTGAGTGACTATCTGATCGGCAAGGTTACAGAACTGGATGAAGAGCCAGCAATCCTGGTTGAGGGATGCTACAGGATCTGTGATGGGGTGCTAGAAGAGTATCCGAAGTATTCCAGTCAGAGGGATCTGTTCTTGACATCTGACTCGGTTTTTACTATAGTGGATCCGAGCACGCAGATCCTTGGGGAGTATCAAAAGGTTGATGGCAAGTAGTTTCTACACCAATATCCAACTAGCAGGTAATACTATTCTTTATCGTGGGTATGAGGATGGGCAGCAAGTCCAATCTCGTACCCACTTTTCGCCTACGTTGTTTGTCTCGTCCAACAAAAAAGAAAAGTATAAGACCCTAGATGGTGAGAATGTCAAACCTGTGCAGTTTGAGTCTCCAAGGGAAGCCCGTGATTTCATCTCCAAGTATGAAGATGTCCATGGGTTTCGCGTGTATGGATACGAGAGGTTTGTATATCAGTTTATCGCCAAGGAGTTTCCTGGTGAGATTGACTATGATATGAAGCAGATGAAGATCTTCTCCATGGACATTGAGGTGGCGTGTGAGAATGGATTCCCTGATGTGGAAGCATCCTCTGAGGAAATGCTCTGTATCACCGTCAAGGACATGAATACAAAGGAGATCTTTGTGTGGGGCACTAGGGAGTTTAATCCTCCTGAGGGTGTCCAATTCAATGTCTTCTGGACCGAGCAAGAGATGCTCAGTGCATTTGTAAACTGGTGGGCAGACAATACTCCAGACATCTTGACTGGATGGAATGTCAACCTTTATGACGTGCCATACATCTGCCGACGTGTCAACCGTGTGTTGGGCGAGAAGTGGATGAAGAGTTTGTCCCCTTGGAATCGTGCTAACGAGCGTGAGATCAACATCATGGGACGCACTCACATTGCCTATGACCTCTCTGGTATCAACATTCTAGACTACCTGGACCTGTATAAGAAGTTTACTTATACTAACCAGGAGTCTTATCGACTAGATCACATCGCTTTCGTTGAGTTGGGTCAGCGAAAGTTGGACCACAGTGAGTATGAAAACTTCAAGGACTTCTATACATCTGACTGGCAGAAGTTTGTTGAATACAACATCCAAGACGTTGAGTTGATTGACCGACTGGAAGACAAAATGAAACTCATTGAATTAGCAGTTACCATGGCTTATGATGCCAAGGTAAACCTGGAGGATGTGTATAGTCAGGTCCGCATGTGGGACACAATGATCTACAACTATCTGAAAGATCGTGACATTGTAGTCCCTCCACGCAAAGGATCTAAGAAGGATGAGAAGTATGCAGGTGCATATGTCAAAGAACCTGTGCCTGGTCTCTATGACTGGGTGGTGTCCTTTGACCTTAACTCCCTGTATCCTCACCTGATCATGCAATACAACATCTCACCAGAGACCCTGGTGGATGTCAGGCATCCTTCTGCTACCGTTGATCGTCTCTTAGATCAGACGCTAGAGATCAACGGAGAATACTGTGTATGTGCCAACGGTGCTCAGTATCGTAAGGACATACACGGTTTCCTTCCAGAAATGATGCAGAAGATTTACGATGAAAGGACCATTTACAAGAAACGAATGCTGGCCGCTAAGCAAGATATTGAGAATGCCAGCACACCTGCAGAGACCTTGGCACTACAAAAGGATGTGTCCAAATTCAACAACATCCAAATGGCAAGAAAGATCCAACTCAACTCTGCCTATGGTGCCATCGGAAACCAATACTTCCGATATTACAATCTGGCAAATGCTGAAGCGATTACCCTCTCAGGTCAAGTCTCGATTCGTTGGATCGAAAACAAAATCAACGGATACCTAAATAAGATTTTGCAAACTGAGGCAGAAGATTATGTCGTGGCATCTGACACCGACAGCATCTATCTTAATCTTGGACCTCTTGTTACTAAATTTCTTAGTAATAAGTCTGATGATAAAGCAGCAGTTGTATCCTTACTTGATAAGATCTGCCAAGAGAAACTGGAGCCATTTATCCAATCATCATATCAAGAGTTGGCAACGTACGTTGCGGCATATGATCAAAAGATGATCATGAAGCGAGAGAATATCGCTGACAAAGGTATCTGGACTGCCAAGAAGCGATACATTCTTAACGTTTGGGATAGTGAGGGTGTGCGATACGCCAAACCCAAACTTAAAATGATGGGTATTGAAGCAGTTAAGTCCTCTACACCTGCTCCATGTAGGCAAAAGATTAAGGATTGCCTCAACGTTATCATGAATGACACTGAGGAAGCAGCACAGAAGTTTATTGCTGACTTCAGAGAGGAGTTCTCATCGTTGCCAGTTGAAGATATTTCATTCCCTCGTGGTTGTAATAATCTAAATAAGTGGTCCAACCCCGCTACTGTGTATGGAAAAGGCACTCCCATTCATGTGCGTGGTGCCCTGCTGTACAACTTCTACATTAAGAAAAACAAACTGACTCACAAATACCCACTAATTCAAGATGGTGAGAAGATCAAGTTTGTCTATCTTAAAACGCCTAATAAGATCAATGAAAATGTCATCTCATATTTCCAGACCTTTCCTACAGAGTTAGGTCTTGACAGACAGGTAGACTATGACCTACAATTTGAGAAGTCTTTCCTTGAGCCTTTGAAAGTTATCATGGATTCTATTGGTTGGAAACCAGAAAAAGTCGCTTCGCTAGAATTTCTATTCGGATGAAAAAAACAAAATACGTTGTGTCCTATCAAAAAGCTTTCGGATTCTCGGTTAGAGAAGAGAAAGAGTTTACCAACCTAGAAGACGCACAATGGTTTTCCCGTGCCATGAAACGGGCACAATATATTACTAACATTCTGGAGGAAAAGGTTTGAATTTTCTACAAGACGTAGCAAAGGAGATTGGCAATGAGTATGCAGGACTTGTTAGCGATGGTGTCGCAGCAGGAGACACTAGCGGTTACATTGATACTGGTAGTTACATTTTCAATGGTTTGGTTAGTGGCTCAATCTACGGTGGAGTCCCCTCAAACAAGATCACTGCTATCGCTGGTGAGTCTTCTACTGGCAAGACTTTCTTTTGCCTTGGGATTGTCCAGCATTTTCTTGAATCAAATCCCGATGCTGGGGTAATTTACTTTGAGTCTGAGTCTGCTATCTCTAAAGAGATGATTGTGGACAGAGGCATCCCTGCTGAGCGCATGATGATTGTGCCTGTTGCAACCATCGAGCAATTCCGTACGCAGTCTTGTCGCATTCTAGACAAGTATATGGAGCAGGATGCTGCTGACCGCAAACCTCTGATGTTTGTCCTTGACTCTCTGGGTATGCTTTCTACCGAGAAGGAGATTGCAGACGTTGCTGCTGACAAGCAGGTTCGTGACATGACTAAGAGTCAGTTGATCAAGGGTGCATTCCGTGTGCTCACTCTGAAACTGGGTAAGGCAAACGTGCCTATGCTGGTCACCAATCACACCTATGATGTCATCGGTGCCTATGTCCCTACCAAAGAGATGGGTGGTGGATCTGGTTTGAAGTATGCATCTTCTACCATCATCTATCTGTCTAAGAAGAAAGAGAAGGATGGCAAAGAGATTGTAGGTAATATCATTAAGTGTAAGGCAGCAAAGTCCCGACTCACTAAGGAGAATTCTCAGGTTGAAACACGTCTTTATTACGACCGTGGACTGGACAGGTATTACGGCTTATTGGAATTGGGTGAGAAGCACGGAGTCTTCGAGCGCAGGGGGAATAGGATTGTTGTTGGGGAATCTGCCGTTTATCCTTCTGTTATTCTTGCCGATCCTGAGAAGTATTTCACGCCAGAAATCATGATGGCGTTGGACAAGGCAGCAGAAAAGGAGTTTAGGTATGGCAACTAAATTAACAGACTATATCAGGGTCTATGATGCAGCAGTTCCTAGGGACATGTGCAACAGGATCAAGCGTACATTTGATCTTGATATAGATCATCAAGAGTATATCGATCAGGACAAACGTCCTCAGTTTACTCAGATGAATATCACCCAGTTGTATTCTGCTGGTAATGAAGAGTGGCAAAATCTACATTACGAATTGCAAAAACGATTCATTGATTATGCTTCCTTGTATATTCAGCAGATGGATCTAGGTCCTGACTTTCCTGATAAGTATGCTTTTGAAGAGTATCGAATCAAGAAGTATTATTCTGCCAGTAAGGATGAATTTGCAGACCATGTTGATGTAGGAGATTACAACAGCGCCAGGAGATTCCTGGTTATGTTTTTGTATCTGAATGACGTGCCTGAAAATGGTGGAGGCACCACAGACTTTCCTAAACTTGACTTGCGTATTCGACCAGTTGCAGGTAGAATGCTAGTCTTCCCACCAACGTGGCAGTATCGCCATGCGGGACGCCCGATTCTATCGGGATCAAAATATATTCTTGGGACTTACCTTCACTACCTATGATTGAGAATACTATTCTGAGTAATCTTGTCTTCAATGAAGATTACTGTAGGAAGGTCATCCCCTTCATCAAAGATGAATACTTCACTGGTGCGGGAAACAAGATCGTATTCTCTATCATCTCTGATTATGTGGACAAGTACGATGCACTTCCTACAGCAGAAGTGTTGAGTATTGAAGCAGATCAAAGAGAAGACCTTAACGAATCATCTTATAAAGAAGTCAATACCTGTATCTCTTCTCTTGCTAATGAAGAGAGCAACTTTGATTGGATGGTTGAAACTACTGAGAAGTGGTGTCAGGAGAGAGCAGTCTACATTGCACTCATGGAGTCGGTAAAGATTGCTGATGGCAATGACTCTAAACAAGACAAGGGTGCTATCCCTCACATCCTATCTCAAGCACTGTCGGTATGCTTCGACAGTCATGTTGGACACGACTATATCGACGATGCACTAGACCGTTATGACTATTACCATAGAGACGAAGAAAAGATTCCATTCGATTTGGAGTTCTTCAACAAAATCACGAAAGGTGGTCTCCACCGTAAGTCGCTTAATGTCGCTCTTGCTGGCACTGGCGTTGGTAAGTCTCTCTTTATGTGTCATGTGGCTGCATCATGTCTACTCCAAGGCAAGAATGTACTTTACATCACGATGGAGATGGCGGAAGAAAGGATCGCAGAAAGGATCGATGCCAACCTCCTCAACATAAACATCAAAGATCTTGCGGGTCTCCCCAAGGTAATGTTTGAAAACAAAGTTAATAGACTTGCCAGTAAGACACAAGGCAAGCTAATTATTAAAGAGTATCCTACAGCGTCTGCACATGTCGGTCACTTTAAGTCTCTTCTTTCTGATCTTGCTCTTAAGCGGTCTATTAGACCCGATATTATCTTTGTGGATTACCTCAATATCTGTGCTTCCCAAAGATATAAAGGGAGCATTGTCAACTCTTACACCTATGTCAAAGCAATCGCTGAGGAGCTTCGTGGTCTCGCGTGTGAGCACGACGTACCTATTGTCAGTGCTACGCAAACCACTCGTGCAGGTTACGGTAGCTCTGATGTTGACCTTACTGATACTAGTGAATCCTTTGGTCTCCCTGCTACTGCTGATCTTATGTTTGCCCTTATTAGCACGGAGGAGCTTGAGGGTATGAATCAGATCATGGTCAAGCAGTTGAAGAATAGATACCATGACCCCACCATGAATAAGAGATTCTGTGTGGGTATTGACAGAGCGAAGATGAAGCTCTATGATGTAGAGCAGTCAGCTCAGAAAGATCTCGTGGATTCTGGTCAGGACCACGGTGATGAAGAAGAGAAGATTGACCTTGTAAAACGATTCCAAAACAAGAAAACCCTAGCAACCCTTTCCTATGATTGATTTTATTAAGTATGCAAGATTCGTCAATGAGGTCACCTCGCAAGAAAGCAAAGAGAATAGTGTATTCTTTGAGCGTCTCGAATACCTCAAAAACAAAGACTTTCATTCCGAGCGACTGCTTACTGCTGCTGTAGGTCTTTGTGCTGAGTCGGGTGAGTTTACTGAAGTCATCAAAAAGATTATCTTCCAAGGCAAGGAGCCGACCGAAGAGAATCTGTTTCATCTGAAGCGTGAGATGGGCGACATCATGTGGTATTTCATGCAGGCATGTATGGCACTGGACGTTTCTCCTGAAGAGATCATTGAGATGAATGTTGAGAAACTCAAGTCTCGCTATCCTGGTGGTGAGTTTGATGTCCATTACTCCGAGAATCGGAAGGCAGGTGACCTGTGAGGGAAGAAGAATTCGACGAATGTAGTGAGATGTGGCAAGACATCGCAAAACTCAATGCTCTATACGAAGAGCTCTGTTGGGGATATGATGACAATCTGGTCTTTACTCACGACGGAAAACGTGTTATCATCTATAACGAAACGCTAGAATCTAATGATCGGCAAACTTGATCCAGAAGAGAGAGTAATGAAAGACGATTTTGAATCCAGTCGATTTACTGAAGAGTCACTCATTCGAGCATACACTGAGCTGGGATGGGACATGAAAAATGATGACATCCACGTTGAGATTGGCGGCACCTCAGTCTATGGAATCGATGGTGCAGGCACCAAATGGGCACCTCTCAAAAATACTCGAAAGTATAACAAGGATGCTTTCATTGTAATTAAAAACCGATCCCGAAATCCAACTGTCCCCTCTATTAACGATGACCCAGAAAGACTACCACACCATTCCAAGGTGGAAGCAAGCGAGCAACAAAGCGATAGCGGAAAACCTGCTGACGAGCATAGCGGAGCTGGTTGATGGAAGATGGTATAAAACCGAAACCCTCGACTCCAGAGGAAACCGCACCAGACGATACATCATTGAATCCGACATTACCGAAGAACCCGATAGTGCCGAGTCTGATGTTTCTGGGAGTGATAGCAGCGACACTTAGTGTGATCGTTGCTGGTTACTTCAAGGGCAACATGCACATCGAAACTGTATGGCACAATCTACATAACTTCAACTAAATAGTTTGGATGATCTTGTAGAGTAGATGTCCGCAGAAAAAGCAGCAAAGGAGATTGATTCAATCTTCAAAGACAGTTATGATCTGAAAAAATTCTTTGCGTCGGTGTCTAGCACAGGTGATAAAGAGATTGACTCGTGGGATTCTAAGTCCACTGATATGGTGAAAACACCATCTAAATCTCAAGTCACTCTTGTCCCTAGAATCAAATCCAAAACCGAAAGGAATTGGTTGAGGGGTAAGATCAAAGAGATGGTGGAAGAGAATAGAGATTCCATCATAGAAAATATGAAAAACTATATCCCTGAAGGGGTATATGATTTCAAGTTTGAAGAAAGAAAGATTACTGGCACAGGTCTTCTGTCCTATGTAATCGAAGCAATACCTGAGGGCAAAAGAAATGCTGCCCTTAGAATTGCATTTCAAGGTAAGGGGTTATCTAATGGTGCTGGGGGTAAGAGAGAAGACCCTCACGAGTTGATGACCGCCTGTTTGATTCTCGATAAGAAGGTTATCAATCTCCAGCAGTTGAATGGCATGGAAGATGGTCAACGTCATGCTGCATATAAGAAGATTGTTGATGATCTATATGTCACTGCATCTAAAGTTGTAGGTGCAGCAGGATTGTCTGGTTTCTACATTGATCCAAAGACTAAGAATGAGCCTGATTTGATCAATCTAGCGAAAGCAGTATCTGTTTCTAACTTTGCTTTGGGATTGATTGGTAGTGCTAAGGTTGATGCTGTTTGGCAGACAGGCACGAAGTGGGCAAATGAGATCAAGAAGTTTAACGTGGGTCCTAAGACCATTCAGAATTACAACTCATCTGATATCATTGTCAAGTTTACTACCACTGGCAAAAAGGGTGCTACTCATTACTGGGGTTTGTCCCTAAAGAAAGCGGGTCTGAAAGATCCTGAGCCTACGCTACTCAATAAACCTGCATATGGTGCTAAAGGATTCTTGACCAAAAGTATTCCTGGTGCTGAAAATAATAAGATCGGTAAAAAGAAGGAAGAGTTTTTCAGAGGTGCTGTCAAAACCAAACTAGGTGCCACCGAATATAAAGGTGAGAAGATTGACAAGATGCCAACCAAAAAACTATTGAAGACAGCAGACACTCTTTTCACTGAAAAGAATGATAAGAGTGATATGTTGCGTGGTGCAGGTAAGTATAAAGGTAACCCCAACGTCTATTTTAAAGAAATGGACAGGGTATTCATGAAATACTTTGACAATAACAAAGACTTCTTCGTTGAGTTTCTAGATACTATCTTCAAGATTAACCTAGACTCTTATCTTGGTGATGCAGATTTTCACTTTAGTCTCATCACTGGTCGTGGAGATTACAAAGATGGCAAAGTAATTGAAGTTGGTGCCCCCACAGAGAAGCAGGGTAGGACAACTACCGAAATCTTCAGAGAAATGTTTCAAGACCCTGATGTCACAGCATATAGACTGCTTCCTCAAGATGGTAAGAAGCAAGCATTTGAAGAAGGTGCTACTGCTGCTAAACTTTTTTATAAAATGAGGATCGGAAAGGGCAATAAGGGTGTTACTATAGTTGATCTAGAAGTCAGGTATAAGGGGGCACTTACTGGAGAACCTCAATTCCAAGTCTTTATGTCGGTAGGTGCGGATAGTTTCTCGGAATTATATAAAAAGAAGGTCAAAGAGCGTCCTCCCGTCCGTTGGTGAAGACTATATAAAAACTGGCACAACCCCCTGTTTTGGGGGTTTTTTCATGCTATTATATAAGGGTCGAGAAAACGCCCTCAATGCCCAACAAACATCTAGAGCACCCCGAAGACGCTGTTTTCGATGGGAAGCGCGAGGTTTTATATAATCTCAAGACGATGCTGCAGGCAGAAGACAATATAAGTATCAAGTATGATGGCGCACCTGCTATCGTTTTCGGCACCCATCCTGATACTGGACGCTTCTTTGTGGGCACTAAGTCTGTCTTTAATAAAAAGAAGATCAAAATCAACTATTCATATGATGACATCTCTAGAAATCATACTGGTAACGTTGCTGATATTCTTCGCTTGTGTCTACGTCATCTTCCCCGTACTGCTGGGATTACTCAAGCTGATTGGATTGGCGTTGGTGGCAGTCGCGAGTATACCCCCAATACTATTACTTATCGTTTTGCTGGTCATATTGCTAGTGATATTATCTTAGCCCCTCACACCTCTTATGATGAAGTTACTCCAACTGCTGTCGGTCACTGCGGGCATACTCTTGCTCATACATCGAATTGCTACTTCGTTAACACCAGTCGAGCAAGACTCGGCAAGCGTCATCAGCGTGCCCTTGCCGCTCGCATCGTTGGTCTCCTCCCCTTCATGAAGGTCCCGAAGGACAAGTATGCACGTCTTTACTTCCGCACTTACGTTAACAAATTCATTCGTGCGGGTAGTATTCCGAGTGCCGAAATGATGTATGCTGCCGTAGATGATAAATACAAATGTGATGTCAATATTATTACCTTTATTGTATGGAATTTGATATCACAATTGAAACAGCGATTGCTTGATTCTATTATTGTCAGTGATTCGGTTGAATGCTTCATTGAAGACCAACCAACTCAACACGAGGGATTTGTTATTGTATCTGACAGTCCTCTCAAACTTGTAGATCGCCTCACTTTTAGTAAAGCAAATTTCAATCTTAATAAAAATTGGACGAATGAAGAAGTTTAGTGCTTTCCTATCCGAAGCCCAAAAAAATCAGGCATCGAAACAAGCCAAGGCATTGGGTCTAACCCATCAAGGCTACGGGTACTATGGCACCCCACAGGGTGATGTTACACACAGATCCCGTGATGGACAACTGGTGAAGTTGTCTCCTGATGAAGTGAAGAAATCTATAGCACAGCAACCTGATGAAGAACCAGAAGCACAAGAGCAGGATGCTCCAGTGTCAATTGCTATTACATTTGGAAGATTCAATCCTCCTACTGTCGGGCATGAGAAACTTATTAACAAAGTAGCGACCGAAGCAAGGGGTGGTGAGTATCGTATCTATCCTAGTCAGACTCAGGACGATACTAAGAATCCTTTGAGTGCTAACGAGAAGGTAGAATATATGGCAGCAGCATACCCTCAACATGCTGATGCGATCGTCAACTCATCTAAGTTACGGACTATCTTTGATGTCTTGACATCCCTCAATGAGGATGGGTATACTGAAGTTAAGATCGTCGTTGGCGGCGACCGTGTAGCAGAGTTTAACTCTCTTGCTCAGAAGTACAACGGCAAACTCTATGATTTTGAAAACATTCTGGTCGTATCTGCTGGTGACAGAGACCCTGATGCTGATGACGTTTCTGGCATGTCAGCTAGTAAGATGCGTAGTGCTGCTGCAGAGGGTGATTTTGACACCTTTGCAAAGGGTATCCCCGATGCGATGGGCAAGCAAGACAAGGAAGCACTTTATAAGTCAGTCAGGTCTGGCATGAAACTCAACAATGAAGAGTTTGATGACTTCACTGATGCATCTTACAACCTTCATGAGATTGCTCCTAAGTTGGATCAAAGTGCCCTCAGAGAATCATATCTTAATAAGGAGATCTTCAAGGTTGGCACCTTTGTAGAGAATCTAAACTCAGGTATTATTGGTAAGATTGTTAGCAGAGGCAGCAATCATGTCATTTATATTGATGAGCATGACACAGTATACAGAGCATGGTTGAAAGACCTGGCTGAAAGAAATATCTTGGACTTCGGATTTGACTATACTCCTGCTGGTGAGGTGGGTACAGACGCATTGACTGATTATATGGTCAAGTTGACCCCAGGTGAATTCATTAAGAAGATAAATAAAAGAAGCAAACGACAGTCTAAGGACCAATGAATTTAAGAGATCTGCCTGATATGTCCGATGCACTCAAAGAAGTGCAGGCGATTGAAGAAAAGAAAAAACTTGACCCAGTAGGCAAGGAAGACGGTGACATTGACAACGATGGCGACAAAGATTCTTCCGATTCCTATCTGCTAAATCGTCGTAAGGCAGTCAAAAAAGCAATTGCTAAAGAAGAAGTCGAGCAGGTTGATGAAGCAGACTCTCTAGCAGCAATGGCAGCTCGTCGTGAGAAGCGACTGCAAGCACAAAGAAAGAGAGAAGGCAAGACTGGTGCTGGTCATGACTTTGGTCACGATCATGGCATTTCTGATGCTGAGCGTAAGAAGAGACAAGACAAAGAATTCAAAGCATTCCTTGGTAGAAAGGAAGACTTTGACATCGTAGGTTGGGCAGAAGATGCTATCCTTGAATTGTCTGAAGAGGAAGCAATCGATAGTCTGACTGACGAAGAGTTGGTTGACATCTTCGAGACTGCTCTGCTTCAGTTGGCAGAAGGTCCTGAAGAACTAGAGGAGATGGCAACTATCCTCGAAGGTTTTGAAGTCCTTACTGAGGTAAGCGACAAGTATTATGATTCCGCTGTAAAATCATCGAAGGATGCAGCAGCAAAAATCAGTAGCGACAAGAAACCCTCCCGTGGAGAAAGACTTAAAGCGGCAGCAAAGAAAGCAGGATCCAAAGCAAAGGCAGGTCTTAAGACTGCTGGCAAGGCTGCTGCTCGTGGTGCTGGTTATGCCGTTGGCGCTGCTAAGCGTGCAGGCGCAGCAGCAAAGAAAGAGTTTGACGCAGGTCATAAGAGAGGCAAAGAAGGATCTGGTGGTGGATCTTCCAGCAGTGGTGAATCCTCTGGTGGCGGTAGCACCTCTTCCTCCTCTTCCTCAGGCGGTGAAAAGAAGAAAGGTGGTGGTCTCCTTAGAAAGGTTGGTAGACTAGCAGGTAAAGCAATCAAGAAAGGTGTCGGTAAGACTGCTCGTCTGGTATCCAAGGGCAGCAATGCTCTCGCTAAGCGTCTTGGTGAAGACTATGAGCATATCGATCACCTAGTTGAGTCTGGTCTCTTCTCCTTGGATGAAATCACCAACGTTATTGAAGAGCGTTACAAGGGCAAGCACGGTCAGACTGATAAGCAGTATGCCGACTCCCGCTCCCAAGGCGGTAAGATGGTGTCTGGTGACTCCAAGATGAGTGGTGCTGAATACACCCATGGTCGCAGAGTCAAGGCAGCAAACCCTGGTATGCAACCTGATGTGGGTGGCAAGACCAAACCCAAGTCCCAAGGTAAAATGGACAAGGGCACCAAAGCAGACCTGATGTATCGCAAGGCAAACCTCAAGAAAGAGGAAGTCGAAATCGAAGAAGGCGTACGCGACCTGGATCCTGAGAAGGGCACCGCTGAGCGTAAGGCAAAACTTGAGAAGAAGCGTGGTATGAAACTGGACGATCATCCTCAATATAAGAAGGAAGAGCGTGCAGCAACTCGCGAGCAGGAGATCATGGAAGGTCTACTCAAGCGTGCAGCAGACAAAGCAATGGATGCTGCTAAGGCTGTAAAAAAGTCGATTGATCAAGAGAAAAAATTCCAAAGTGCTAGTGGCGAATCTCTTGATCGTATGAAAAGAATGACTCGCCACAAGCAAGATAAGTATGGTCCCTCCACACTTAAGCAACGTCTTAAGACTGGTGCTGATCATAATACTGATAATGAGAAAAAAGCAAAGGAGGGCAAGTGATGTTATCTTTTAAGGAATTATCCGAAAAGAAAACCAAGGTTACCATTAACCCCAAACTAGACGATCTAAAAGAAAAAGCAAAACTCAGCGATCATGGTGAAGACTGTGATTGCATGAAGTGCGAAAAGAAGCGTCGTGGGGATGATGTAAATGATGGTCCCGACGTTGCAAATGAATCGGCAGTGCCTGGCAAACCAGCTGAGAGACTTAAGACCGATCGCAACATGTTCTCTATCCCTAAGGATGAGAGAGCAGCAGCTGCTGAGCGCCTCAAGGCAAAGGCAGCAGCAAAACGCAAAGCAAACCTAAAAAAGGAAGAAGCCTATGTCAGTCAAGAAGAAGTTTCAGAAGAAAGCGATCAAAGCGTCGAAAAAGAAGAAACTTCTAGCTTGCTGAAATTTGAGGACTTTGTATCTGCCCTAAATGATATCAATGAGGGGAGAGCAGAGGATGCAAAAAAGTCTCTTGACGCTGTAAAGAAGCGTCAAGGTGTGCTTGATGCACATGAGAAAAAGACTGGCAAGAAACTTGACATTACCAAGACACCTGAGCACAAAGACCATAAGAAAAACTTCCCTGGTGCTAAGCGCACTGGTAAGAAGGTGAAGGGTCAGAAAGAGACTCCTCAGGAAACACAAAACAGAAGGATCAACAAATCTACTGAGCGTATTGTTAAGAAGGGTTATACTTCTAAGGAGAAGAAGGAAGTAAAAGCAATGGCGAAGCACGCATCGCGTTTCGACTGAGCATTTATAGATTAGACTCCGTTGGTATCTAATCATGCTATCTTTTCTACTCCCTATTGCACAGAAGATCATCACTGATGCCGTTGCTAAGATCCCCGAAGACGAGGAGCTTGGCGAGAAACTGATTGAAGTCTGCTTGATTATTCTTAAGAAAGCAGTTAAGCTGACTAAGACTGATATGGACGACAGACTCCTCCACAAAGTAGAGGAAGCAATCAAAGCAAGATGATCAAAGGGGCATAAGCCCCTTTTTTTATAAATAAATATACGGAATTAACGTCGGAGAATACAATGTCCCTATACGGAAGAGTTGACTCTACCGCCAACCAGACCGCTGTCGGTCTTACAAGAGGTAATGGCGCAGGGTCTGCAACAGAAACAATCGTCTTTGTTGACGAGACCGAAGCAGGTCTAAACGAAAACAAGACTCGCGGTATCACAGCTCCTGGTTGGTGGGCATACAGAACGTATACCGACCACAATGGCAATACCCGTCATAAGGCAGAGCACCTGATGGTCCTCACTAATCCTGAGGCAAATGCAGACGAAACTCTCTCCGACGACACCATCGCAGCAGATGTAGCATCGGCAGTGACCATCTCGGCACAACCCGCTGCTTCTACTTCTTCCTCTGGTGCAGGTACATTCACCCTTACCACCAGCACAACTGGTACACCTGGAGCACTTGCCTACAAGTGGCAGCGTCAAACCGCCAACGCTACTACTCGCTGGGTTGACATTGCAGCAGATACCGATTCTGGTATTACCTATGCAGACTTCACAACTGCAACTCTTGCATATAGTGGTCTTGCAGCAGACACTCTTGACGGTTATAAGTATCGTGTCAAGATCACCTCTGCAGGTGGCACCGAAGAAGTTATCTCTGACGGCGCAGCAACATTGACCTTCGGCAGCTGATAAATGATCTTTAGCGAATTGAATGAAGGAAACTACATTCTCTTCGCCATGAAGCATTATGAAAATCCTCACTCATGTACGCGTGAGGATTTTGATGAAGACATGAAAAGATTCAAGTATCTCAAGAGACTATTCAAGAGATACTTGCGTGAGGACAAACTTAGGACTCACCTTATTATCAATCATTTAATCATCCTTTATAATGTTTTTGGTGAAGCAGCGACTCCCCTCCTCTTCTTTAAGTTGGAGCGGGAGTATTGGTGTATATTAAAGACTTTTTTAGTCTTTTTAAATAAATATCCTATGGGTATGTTACCCGAGTTGCAATTAGAAGATGAAATTGTAGAGGAATTAGAGGGACTATGAAGGAAGAAATGATGACAACTGGATTTACTGGCGGGGACGCAGCAACTGGTCCTACCGCTGGGTTGGATCCTATCATGAAATTCCGTAAGAAACTGAAGAAAAAGAAAGTCCAGAAGGAATCTCTTCAGGAAAACTGCCCTCGTGATGGTCAGATGGTAAGACCACTATTCCAATACAAAGTATCGATGCCTGAGATTGGTGAAACCATTCTCTTTGCTAACTCCCCAGCAGAACTAACACAGAAACTTCGTCTACTTTTCAACCCTCGTCAGAGAGCACAGATCAGTGTAGAGCGTGTCATGCCCATGCAGGCTGCTAAGTTTTATCAAGGTAAGAAAGAGAAAGCCTTGCGTAACGTAGCAGAGAATGCAGACAAGCAGATGCAAGCACAGATGACTCAGCAGCAGATTGCTAACGAGAAGAAGAAAGTCCAGATGAAGATCAAAGAATTACAGACTCAACTCCAGAAGAAGACTGCTAATCTTAAGCAGAAAGCTAGAGTTGGTGGGGCAAAAGCTACCGTAGATAAGTAGGATGGCATTCGGTCTTGGTAAACTTGCAGTTCTAGAATCTAAACTTGACATCTACGAGGATTTATCGAAGGAGATGCTGGACAAGTTAGAGCGTGCTGTCTCTACTATTTCTGAAAATAGCAATCGTGTTTCTGTTATACTAGAGAGACATGAGAATCGTCTTGATGAGGGTGAAAAATCCAATCAACTTATCATCGCGATGATTAAAGAAGTGAAGGATGCTGAAGAAAAGAATCATAAAATCCTTCATGAAAGAATCGATAGAATTCAAAAGAAAGTAGATTCCAACCAGAAGTTTGTAGTCGGTGCTGGTGCTGTCTTGGCAACCCTTGTGGCGGTTGCACAGGTGGTTTCACCCATGTTAAGACCATTGACACCCCCACTACAATCAAGTATGATAGGCGCTGAGGTCACTAGGTCTATCGGTTGATTGATGTAATGTATGCTAACCTCGTCTCTTCTCGTCTAGAGAAGTTTAAGCAGGTTAGGAATGGCGTGTACACTTTTCGATGTCCTTATTGTGGGGACTCAGAGAAGCATAAGAATAAGACTCGTGGATACTTCTTTGCAAAGAAGAGTGGACTGGTCTACAAGTGTCACAACTGTGGCGTAGGGAGGTCCTTTGGTAACTTCCTGAAAGACCATGCATCAGATTTACATGATGAATATGTCCTAGAGCGTTACAAACAAGGACTGACTGGTAAAGGCAGAAACGTTGCAGATCCAGACTTCAAGTTTGAGAAACCAAAATTTGTAAAAAGCCAAACAGATTTACCCTCTGTTGCTTCACTAAATAACTCTCACCCAGCGAAAGGTTATCTTCTCGGTCGTGGTATTCCAGAGAAATATTTTTCTGAATTTTACTACACTGAGAATTTTTGTCAGTGGACAAATCAACAGAAACCAACTTTCAAAGATGTCAAGAAGGATCACCCCCGTATTATCATTCCTTTCATTGACACTGATGGAAACTGGTTTGGGTATCAGGGAAGGTCGTTAGACTTCAATGATAAGATGAGATATATTACCATAATGTTAGATGAAGACCACCCCAAGATCTATGGACTCAACAGAATCAAACCCCAATCCACTGTCTACATTGTCGAAGGTCCCTTCGATTCACTATTTGTCGAAAACGGAATTGCTATGTGCGGTGCTGATGTGGATATCTCCAATTATAATTGGAGCCACGTCTATGTTTTTGATAATGAACCTCGTAACAAGCAAATCTGCGATCGAATCTCAGGTGCAATCGATAGAGGCGACCCCGTAGTAATCTGGAATTCAAACATTCAAGAGAAAGATTTGAATGATATGCATGTCGCTGGACATGATGTACAATCCTTGATAGAATCAAGCACCTACCAAGGACTAGAAGCAAAAGTAAAATTTACCGAATGGAAGCGAGTATGAGTAACGGCATTAAAGTTGTTAAGAGAGGGGGCATCAGTGAGTCTCTTAACTTGGAAAAGATTCACATCATGGTGGAGCACGCTTGTAAAGGTCTTGCAGGTGTCTCTGAGTCCCAGGTAGAGATGAATGCTGGTCTTCAATTGTTTGATGGCATCGAGACCAAGGACATCCAAGAGATTCTTATTCGATCGGCTAACGATCTGATCTCTCTGGAGGCACCTAACTATCAGTTTGTCGCTGCTCGTCTGCTGCTGTTTAGTCTTAGGAAGGCAGTATACAATGGTCACCCTGATGGACATCCTCCTTTGAAGGAGCATGTTGAGAGGTGCATTGAGAAGGGTGTGTATGATGCTGGTATTGTAACCAAATACAGCGGTGAAGAGTGGGAAAAGTTAAATAGTTATATCGATCATGAGCGGGACATGCTTTTCACCTACGCAGGTATGCGTCAGGTGTGTGATAAGTATCTGGTGCAGGACCGCAGCACTGGGGAGATCTATGAGACACCTCAGTATATGTACATGATGATCGCAGCAACGCTGTTTCAGGATGACGATCCCTTCTATCGTGTAGAGTATGTCCGAAAATACTACGACGCAATCAGCAAACACAAAATCAACATCCCCACACCTGTCATGGCAGGAGTGCGAACTCCACTTCGACAATTTGCGAGCTGTGTTCTTGTTGATGTTGATGACACCCTCGATAGCATCTTTAGCAGTGACATGGCTATTGGTCAGTATGTTGCTCAACGCGCAGGAATCGGTATCAACGCAGGTAGAATCCGTGGCATCAACAGTAAGATCCGAGGGGGAGAAGTTGCACACACAGGTGTTGTACCATTCCTCAAAAAGTTTGAGGCAACTGTCAGATGCTGCACTCAAAATGGCATACGAGGCGGAAGCGCGACTGTCCACTTCCCAATCTGGCACCAAGAAATCGAAGACATTCTAGTTCTTAAGAATAATAAAGGGACTGAGGATAATCGAGTCCGTAAACTTGACTACTCAATTCAACTTAGTAAACTGTTTTATGAGCGGTTTATCAAAAATGAAGATATCACCCTGTTTTCTCCTCATGATGTTCCTGGTCTATACGATGCCTTTGGCACTGATGGCTTTGATAATCTTTACACCCGATACGAAGCAGACGAAACCATCCCTAAGACCAGTATTGGAGCTCAGGAATTGATTCTTGACCTCTTGAAAGAGAGGGCAGAGACTGGTCGTGTCTACATCATGAATATCGATCACTGCAATTCACACTCATCCTTCAAGGACAAGGTGAATATGTCTAACCTGTGTCAGGAGATCACCCTGCCTACAGATCCCATTCAGCACATCGATGGTGGTGGTGAGATTGCTCTGTGCATTCTGTCTGCTATCAACGTGGGCAAACTGAGAAACCTGGATGAGTTGGATGAGTTGTGTGAGCTCGCTGTGAGGGGTCTGGATGCCCTTATTGATTATCAGGACTACCCTGTCAAAGCAGCAGAGAAGTCCACTCTCAACCGTCGCTCTCTGGGCATTGGTTTCATTGGACTGGCACACTACCTTGCCAAGAATGAGGCACGTTATGATTCTCCAAAGGCATGGGATCTGGTCCACAAACTGACCGAGCGTTTCCAGTATGCTCTCCTGAATGCATCAAATCATATGGCAATGGAGAAGGGTGCTTGTGGTTATTTTAATCAGACGAAGTATGCAGATGGAATTCTTCCCATCGATACATATAAGAGTGACGTAGACGAGATTGTACCGAATGACCTTTCATGTGATTGGGAGTTTCTTAGAGGCAGGATCAAACAGTATGGGTTGCGACACAGCACTTTGTCCGCACAAATGCCTTCGGAGAGCAGCTCCGTTGTGTCAAACGCAACCAATGGAATCGAGCCTCCTCGCGACTACCTGTCCATTAAGAAGTCGAAGAAAGGACCTCTTAAGCAGATTGTCCCGTCTTATAACACGTTGAAGAATAACTACACACTGCTTTGGGACATGCCTTCTAATGAAGGATACATCAAAGTTACAGCAGTGATGCAGAAGTTCTTTGACCAGGCAATCAGTGGCAACTGGAGTTACAATCCAGAAATGTATCCTGATAATCAAGTGCCTGTTTCTGTTATGGCAACGGATCTTCTTACCACTTACAAGTTTGGTTGGAAGACATCCTATTATCAAAACACATATGATGCTAAGAAAGATGCACCGATTGAGGATGCAGGTGATGTTGACAAACTAATCGAAGACATACTACAATCGGAGGAGGATGACTGTGACAGCTGCAAGGTCTGAGGTAAAAGGAATGACAGTATTTAATAGCAACAAAGTAGACACAAAGAAGCAACCAATGTTTTTTGGTGCTCCTCTGGGAGTCCAGAGGTATGATTCATACAAGTATCCTGTCTTCGACAAACTGACGCAGCAGCAACTTGGATATTTTTGGAGACCTGAGGAGGTCTCCCTGCAAAAAGATAGAGCTGACTATGGAAAACTTACACCGCATCAGAAGCATATCTTTACTTCCAATCTTAAATACCAGATCATGCTGGATTCTGTACAAGGGCGCGGTCCTGGGATGGCTTTTATCCCTTACTGCTCACTCCCTGAGCTAGAAGCATGTATGACTGTCTGGGAGTTTATGGAGATGATTCACAGTCGCTCCTATACTCACATTATTAAGAATGTATATCCTGATCCTAGTGATGTGTTTGACACCATCCTAGATGATGAGAAAATTCTAGACAGAGCAGCATCTGTCACACAATCATATGATGAATTCATTGAGCACGCTCATAACTATGATTCATCTACGATGTGGGAGCTTGCCAAGGAAGGACATTATGCTGGTCAGTTTGACCGTCTTGAGTTGAAGCGTAAACTCTACAGGGCAATTGCAAATGTCAACATCCTCGAAGGAATCCGTTTCTATGTGTCGTTTGCGTGCTCGTTTGCTTTTGGCGAGAATAAACTTATGGAGGGCTCAGCTAAGATACTCTCTCTTATCGCTAGAGATGAGAATCAACATCTGGTTATCACGCAGAATATTCTCAACAAGTGGAGAAACGGAGACGATCCAGAAATGGAAGTCATTGCAAGAGAAGAAGAAGGATATGTAATCGACATGTTTAAAAGAACTGTCGATGAAGAAAAGCGTTGGGCAGACTACCTCTTCAGGGATGGTAGTATGATTGGTCTTAACGATCGTCTGCTAGGCAATTATGTTGAGTGGATTGCAAACCGTCGCATGAAAGCGATTGGTCTGAAACCCATCTACGATGTGCCTGCCAAGAATAATCCTCTGCCCTGGACTGAGCACTGGCTCAACTCTAAGGGTCAGCAGAATGCACCTCAAGAAACGGAGATCGAATCCTATGTCGTCGGAGGAATCAAACAAGACATCACAGCAGAATCATTTGCAGGATTCTCTCTTTGATGATATACTAGACAGGACAGAGCAATTCGGTAATCCCTTTGCTGAGGCGCTCTGGGAAATGGAGAGGAAGAAGTCGATGCACAATGTATCGCCAGACACCCCTCCTAGAGAGTAATCTCTTATAAATATAGGTGTGTAGCAACCGCTACATCTTATACGTTCATCTCATGCTCAGTATCCTACTGGCATTGACCCTTGCCCATCATAATGACAGCAACCCTTACGGGTGGCACATGAGTTGTGAAAGGTTTCTACAAAGACGAATAGAAATTCAAATGGATCCCAATCTAGATCAACGATCTAAATGGAATCTCATAGGATATCTTAAGTCAAAAGTAGAAGGTCAATGTGACGGGACATTTACATGAGACGCAAGTAAGTCGCGGAACGGAGCGTTCATCCCATGGTAGAATTACTACTCTCAGCAACAATGGCATGTGCAGATGCTGATGTTATAATGTTTCGCATTAAAAAGCATGAGCACCTGAGTCCAGAGTACAAGTTAGAGTTGGTAGAGACCATTAAGGACTATGTGCCAGAATGCAGTCACTACTGGGACGCAAACGACTGAAGGAACGGGAAAACGGATCCAGCGAAAGCTGAGAAGGTTAACTTTCCATTCTTTTAGGAGTCACTACAATGAACACACTTACACTGATCAAGAAGCAGATCGAGAAGGCAGCAGCACTGCACGACGCACAAATCATGCACACTACCTATCGTGGTGTCAAGTTTGAGTGCAAGCAGGGTCAAGAGTCTGAGACTCACGGCACCTTCTGCTATCGCGGTCACACCTACCAGAAGTGATGTCATGGAAGCACTACAAGTCGTTGGGATCGTATCCCTGAGTTGTGTTGCAGCAATGTCATTGCTATACGGAGAAATCTTACTTCTAAGTAAGTCTTGATATCGACACAAAGCACCCTTCGGGGTGCTTTTTTGTTACCCTAAATACGTACAACCTACGAATGGAGAGTCATGAAAATTTTTCTGGACTGCTCTGATGTGGATCTAATCACTCATGCCTATGGCACGGGTTTAATCGATGGCGTTACTACAAATCCGTCGCTTATGCTCAAGGCAGGAGAGGACCCTAAGCATGTTTTAAAGGAGATCTCTGCGATCTTCCCTTGGACAGCATCAGTATCTGCTGAGGTGGTGGGAGACACCGCTGAGGAGATGCTAGCGATGGCTGAAGACTACCTAGAGATCGGACCTAACATCACGATCAAACTACCCACCACAAGAGAGGGTCTAAAGGCGTGTAAGGCGCTCTCTGACGACGATGTATCAGTAAACATGACCTTAGTCTTCTCAGCGGGTCAGGCAATCCTATGCGCGAAGGCAGGGGCATCCTATGTGTCTCCCTTTGTCGGCAGATTGAATGATCAATACTGGGATGGCATCAACCTGATCGAAGAAATCGCAGACCTATATGCAACACACTGTGTCAAAACTCAAGTTCTCGCTGCATCAATTCGTGAAGTGCGCCAAGTCCCCGCTTGTTTCCGAGTGGGCGCTGACGTTTGCACTCTGCCTTATGACATCTTCCAGAAACTTTACGACCACACGCTAACTGATTCTGGTCTAGCAAAGTTTGATGCTGATTGGAAAGCACTCACGGAGAAACTCTAATGCCACGCAATGAGTTAAAACGAGATGAGTTTCTTGTGAGAGTATTGAAGTTGAAAGATCAACTATACAATGGCACATACTATCACAAGAATGGTGAATGGCATGAGGGAGCACACCACTCCCTCAATAAAGTGCTAGACATGCTTGACGAATATCGATATTGACATTAGACTAACACTGTGGAGGGTTATGAATAAGAATAACTTAAAGATTTTAATTAAGGATCTTGAGTTTCTATTGAATGAGCTCAAGGCAGAGGTATACTCGGACACTGAATCTTACCTAGATAAAGAAGATGTGAGACGAGTACACGTACACGATGACGACGGAGAAACAGACTGACTATGAAAACCCCTGGATTTTTAACGGACACCCTTTTTTATCTGAGGACATTGACGACCATTTCGGTTTTGTCTATTGCATTACAAACACACTCACTGGTAAGAGGTACATCGGGAGGAAATACTTTTACCAATTACGAAAACCTAGAAATGGAGGTAGGAGGGTTAAGAGTGAAAGCGACTGGAAAAAATACTACGGAAGCTCTAGTGAACTTACTGAAGAGCGCAAACAGATCGGGAATCTCGCCTTTAAACGTGACATATTGAGCCTACATAAAAGCAAGGGTCTCACAAATTTTGAAGAGACCCGACAATTATTTCTCAATAATGTACTTACGGAGGCATTTGACGATGGCACCCCAGCGTTTTACAACTCAAACATTCTTGGTAGGTACATGCGTAAGGACTATTTCTCAAGTGGCACAGACCATTGACGCTCCCTGATCAATCTGCTATAATTACAAGGTAAGCAAAGGCGACCAATGGACTTCACCTCTGATTTCGATTGCAATGAGACTGACGTAATGTTTGATCTCTTCATTGACCAACTGCATCAATTTGCAGAGATGGTGGAGGAAGATGGTGTCTTTGCTACTACCTCGCCTGGGTCAGTAGCTCAGCTGGATAGAGCAACTGCCTTCTAAGCAGTCGGTCACAGGTTCGAATCCTGTCTGACCCGTTGCCCTTCGGGGCATCTAGGTCCAATAGAGGTATAAGTCTATGACTACAGCACAGAAATTCTCGTCTGCCATCGACATCCTTTGGGATGCAGTTGAAAGACAGATTACTCTTGACATCGAGTATCCTAACCTTTATAATAAAGTCTTGAAATTTTATGAGGAGAAAGGTGTTGACTTCTATGGTGATGTAGATGAGGATTACGATATCCTCCTAACTAAACTTGAAACTGACCTAACCTTACATTATGTCTGATGTGAAAGTCCTTCTAGAAAGGGCACCCTATCGATATGTCTCTGTTGGGATGCTCGACAACGGGCATCCTGACTATCGAATCCAAAAACAACACGAGTATACCAAGCGTTACTCGGACATGTATCTCTGTGACAATCAAATGCAAATTTTGCTTGCCATGGAGGACTTTGAATACACCAAGTGGTTAGATCCAGAAGGTGTCCCTTGTTATATCAAAGATCATGTCAGCCGCTGAATTAGTCCCCCTATTCTCCACACCCGTATTCAAATCAACTTGCTCTTGTGCGGTAAGTGAGGATGTTATTAGGTCACAGACTTATGAGGCATACCCTGACGGCACTGGTTACTCCAGTCAAAATACAAAGATCCTTCTATCAAAACCATTTAAAGATCTTAGAAACGAGATAGAAGAGCATCTTAAAGTATATGTCTTTGACACACTCAAAGTAGGACAAGGTAAGATAGTCCATACACAATCATGGATCAACTTACATCGTCCTGGTAATTATTCACCCAAACATTTTCATTCAAATTCATGCTATAGTGGCATCGTTTATTTGAAGGTCCCACCCAACGGTGGTGGTATTATCTTCTCCAAACCACACACAGCAATGAATATCATCTCACCAACTCATAGTGAGATGAATATCTTTAACTCAGAGAGATGGGGATTTGATGTAGAAGATGGAGACATCTTCCTCTTTCCTTCTCACCTCATCCACTCTACAGATATAAATCATTCGGAAGATGATCGTTTCTGTCTTGCCTTCAACTATTTTTTAGAGGGCACACTAGGACAACATACAGGACAAGTTACCCTTCGTATCAAATCATGACCTCTTATCAAAAAGCAATCAAAGCACTCGAAGAATGCGTCAAAGACGCGATGGAGAATGATGTTGATCCTGGTCTCCAGAGTGAGATCTGGCGTCACTATCAAGGCATGAAAGCAATTCAACGTCAACTTCCAGAACCTGAGCCCTGGAATCCTGACGGCAACATCTACATCTCTGCTGGGGATCAAGTCCTAGCAGCACAACAAACTGACTACTTCGGTAGTTACAGTGAAGGTAAAGATGTAGTTACCTTCAGCTAGTCTTTGCCAATAGACTTTAAACTAGATGGTTGTAACGCATGAGAGATGTTTATACAACTCGTTGACGCGAAAACCCCAAGAGGTTTCCAATTTTCCACCCCAAAAAAATTGGTGGCGTGCATGGGGGACTAGCGTCCCCGCCCCGTCATGGAGAGACGCTAACAATCCTGGTGGAGTCATCCCTAATATGCCCGTGATGGAGACACGTTAACAACCCTGGTCGGGATAGTCCCTTCGGACTCTCGGGTTTCCTGTTTCCTAAAAACAGGTGGTGCGGATGGGGTTACACCCGCCTGGTTGGTGGTCCAGTCAAAACCACCCCACGCACCAGTGGCGGAATTGGTAGACGCGCTGGGTTTAGGTTCCAGTATCATTCGATGTGAAGGTTCAAGTCCTTTCTGGTGTATTATGCAATTTTTACAGTATACAGACATTCTCGCAGGTAAAATCTCAGACGAGCCATTCGCTGAGTTAGAAGAATATGCCTACGCAGGAATAGAAAAACGAGAGTCTCTCGGTGACAATCCCTATGCTTCTGGTAGAGAAGAGTGGGTTTGTGAAATACCACCTAAGTTTGAAATGTGGTTGGGTGCTATCATCAACACTATGTGTAAGTTGCACACAGAAGATGCTGGGTGGTATGGTGTAGAGCATTCAATGTTTAGAATTGAAAAGATGTGGGTCAACGTTATGTCGAAGGGAGATCAACACTTCCCTCATACACATAACAAATCATTATATTCTTTTGCTGCATACATTGACGTTAATGATGGTGATGCACCATTCTATTTCATTAAAGATAATCAAGGTACACCCATTGACATTGATAGCAGAAGCAAGGGTATGATTATGATCTTTCCTTCTACTATGATTCACACGGTCTATCCACAGCAGACAGACAACCTCAGAATATCAGTATCTGGTAACATAGGTATTCATTTTGACCGTTGACAAATCTTTACAAATGCTATATAATTGTGTAGTATTTCTTTACAAAGCATCATGACTGTGACTACTAATGAGTTTGGCCAACAAAATATGTTTGCTAAGGAGCCGCAAATGTATGTTGACAAAACTACAGCAGAACGCTATGGTTACGAGACATATGCAGAGCGAGCAGAGAAACTGAATGGTCGTGTTGCTATGCTGGGATTCATCGCAGCAGTAGTCTCTTATGCTACTAGTGGTAGTCTCTTTTTCTTTGGAGCATTTGGTATTTAATTTATGACAAACATGGTTGGATTGAAGGTCCCTGATGTCAAATGGCATATCAGGGAAACTGATGTCAACACAGGTGAAACTGATTGGAGGATCTATGACTCAGTTGATTTCTTCGGAGGCAAACGAGCAGTAGTATTTTCTCTTCCTGGGGCATTTACCCCCACATGCACTGGGCAACAACTTCCCCAATATGAAGAAGCGTTTGCCAAGATTCGCAACCTTGGTATCACCCATGTGTATTGTGTATCAGTAAACGATTCATTCGTTATGAATAAGTGGTTTGAATACCTGGGATATGGATTCCAAGTAAGACCACTACCTGACGGTAACGGTATGTTTACTGGACTGATGAATCAACTAGTCCTCAAAGAGAATCTAGGTTTTGGTTATCGGTCTTGGCGATACTCTATGGTTGTAAACGATGGAGTTATCGAAGCATTCTGGGAAGAGCCAGGTAAAGAAGACAACTGTGAGGAAGACCCTTACGGTGAAACACACCCCGACAACATTATTCAATACCTTCTTAAATCTAAGGAAGGTGGCATTCTTAATCAAAAAGGAGATTTGTAACAATGACTGAAAGAGCTGAGCGTATTAACGGTTGGGCTGCTATGATTGGCGTTATCGCTGCAATCGGTAGTTATGCAACTACAGGACAAATTATCCCTGGTATCTGGTAATGATTATTGACACTTCTGTTTTTAAATTGAATGGAAGTGCCGACTTGGAATTACATTCGATTGGTAATCAAGGCAACACAGTTGTCACCATCGATAACTTTCTAGAAGATCCCCTAGCATTCAAAGAGTTTCTTATAGTGATCCCCATTCAACGATCGGAAGCATGGTTTCCTGGCAATCAACTTAGGATTCATTATTATTTTCCTGAGTTGAGTGCCTTCATGGATGGGATCGCTAAACTATATGATGTTGATCCTGGTGAGAAAAAGTTTTACATCAATCAATACTCTGGCAATCAAGAAGTATTGAGACGAGCAAACTTTCCTCACGTTGACCCTGGCATCACTCTTGCATTTAATCTCTATTTAAATCAAGAAGAGGATGGTGAGTCTGGCACTGCATTTTACAGACACAAAAAAACAGGTTTTGAATTTAGACCACAGTTTGATGCCAAGTATCGATACAAACATTTCGATATCAATTCAGACCAAGATCCTATGGATCGAGTACAATACGAACCCATTGTTGAGACTGATGATTTTGAAAGATATCATTTAGTAGAGCAAAAGTTTAATCGATTGTCTATCTACGAAGGACATCTATTCCATAATCTATTTGTTGAAAAAGACAGGTGGAAAGATACGACAAGAGATACTTTTGCTATGTTTTGCTAAATAAAATATCGTCGCCGCGACAGAGGGGTAACTGGCACAATCCAGTTGACGCCCCTCTTTTTGTATGCTAGTATAATGAGGTAGTCTTATGAGAATTATGTCGATTCCAGTAATTTCAACGGCTGTGCTAGGCACTGCCCTTGCTGCCCCGTTGTTTTGGGTGACACCTGCAGTGGATGAAACACCTGATGAAGATAACAACCTCGCTGTAGAACCTTATGTAGAGTAGTGGAGATGTCAAGAATGAAAACAAGAGGAGCAATATGTCCTTGAGAAACTCCAAGAAAAAACTAGGATCTCGGATCGTAATGCCCTTGCAACGATCATGGGAAACATTAAACAGGAAAGCAACTTCCGTGCCAACATATGCGAGGGAGGGGCTAGAGTTTCTTACAGGGATTGCACTCGGGGTGGTTATGGTCTTATTCAGTGGACCAGTGTAGGTCGATACAATAATCTAGGTAAGTTTGCTAATAAGTATGGATATGATCCCTCTACTCTTGAGGGACAAACTGCATACATGATCAACGAATCTGTATTCCAACGTTACCTTCCTATGTTTGAGGGTAATGGTCAAACTGTCACTCAGTATATGGTCCCTGCTTATTACTGGTTGGGATGGGGAATCAAAGGAAACCGTGAGTTGTATGCGTACGATTACACAAAGAAACTGGTGCTGTCATGATCA